AAACTAGAATCTGCATAATGATATGTTCAGCAACAGACCTTGAGTTACAATAAGTTACTTCAACAACATCAATGTTATGGTCCATGGCGGCTTGTAAGTCAACATGGTCTGAACCAATGCCGGCAGTAATCGCCATCTTTAAATTCGGGGCAGTTTCCATCAATTCTCTTGTTACATAATATGGCCAAAATGGTTGAGATATAACAATATCTGCATCAACTAATTCTTTATCTGCCGTACATCCTTTGCCATCTTTGTCAGACGTAACGACTAATGTATGACCAGCATCTTCTAAAAACTTTCTAAGACCTAACTCACCAGATACACAACCTAATAATTCTCCAGGTTTAAAATCTCGTCCTTGAGGATTTGGCAATGTCATGCCATCAGGATATTTGTCTATTTTAGGTAAATTGCTTAATGGATAACTCTCAGGCATTCCACCTTTAGGGTCATCATATAATATACATAACACTTTCATTTTATTTCTCCATTTTCATCAGTTAAAGATATCATTTTGTTCTTTCTCCAATCTTTCCATTATAGTTATACGTTGTTCATCTGTATAGTTAAGCCACTCACTAACTTCCTTAGATGTTCTCCCACACCCCACACATATACCGTTGTCCATAGCACATATCGACACGCAGGGCGATTGAGTTTCTTCCATTATGCGGTTTCTTGTTTACTCTTATAATCTGCTAATGCACTTTTAATAGCATCTTCTGCTAGTACTGAGCAATGGATCTTTACCGGTGGTAAAGATAGTTCTTCAACAATCTCCATATTTTTAATTTCTTGTGCTTGCTCGATTGTTTTGCCTTTGAGCATTTCTGTAACAAGGCTTGAACTTGCAATCGCAGAACCACATCCATACGTTTTGAACTTCGCATCTGTAATAACTCCATCTTCTACTTTAATTTGTAGTTTCATAACATCACCACAAGCAGGTGCACCAACCATGCCAGTTCCAACTGTTGGGTCAGTTTTATCAAAAGAACCTACGTTTCTTGGGTTCTCGTAATGATCTAATACCTTTTCGCTATAAGCCATAATAAACTTCTCCTGTATACAATTATTATACTACACTATTTATAAGCTAATGTCAAGACATAAAAAAACCCAGTCTGGCTAGAGAATGGGTTCTTGCTTGGAGCATATAATAGTAGTTATCTAATTTCTTTTGCGTAGTGATCTTTTTGCCATTTGTTTAACAACATCTCTTGCTTTATCAACAGGCATTTTTTGATCACCATTTGCAATTCCAAATTCAATAGTGTCTTGATTTAGATTTGTGATCATATTTTTTAAAGGGTTTTGATTTGATAGTGCTTGCAAATTACTAAACGATATGTTTATACCTGTTTGTCTTGCCATATCAATGAATGTATCTGTTTTAATTTGAGGTTTAGTATTAAGCTCGTCACTCTTACCTATTAGGTACTGTACTAAAGAGGCTAGTTCTAGTGCGGGTCCACTGACCTCAAACAGTTTCATTTATCTTCTTTCTCTGCCTAGGTCTGGTTCTAAATCTGGTTCAGTGATGTCACCATCGCTATCTGCTTCAATGCCAGAATCTGGTGGTGTATCGTTGTCAACACCTGCATCTAAGTCTGGTTCTGTAGCAAACTCATCTGGTGTTAATGCTTGGTCACCCGTTAACGGTGCCATTGTTGTTGTCATGGCGGCTTTAGCTTGTTCTAATGTTGTTACTAAACTAGATAGTGTTGCTGTTTGTGAATCTAGGTAAGCCTGTGCTTCATTAACACCAACTTCATTTCTCATCATTTCGACAAGATTAGGAAGATCTTTAAATTGCATATCTGCAACATCTTCTAACATGCTTTGTACTTTATCTAACATATCTTGTGCGGCTAAAACAACCTGTGCTGTTTCAACTTCTGATTCTGTTAATTTAGACTCTTTCATTTTTTTCTTTTTATGTGAAGATCCACATGCTTCTTCCATTTCGTCTTCATCTTCGTCTTCGTCTTCATCTTCATCTTTAATGTCTGTCATCACTGATGGTGTAGTATTTGCAGAATAAGCAGTTCCACCCTGATACCTAGCACTGTCAGCACCATACTCTTGTAATTGAGCAGTTAGTGATTGTTCCATCATAAGCAGTTGTAGATAAGCTGGGCTTTTCTCACTGGTATGGAACTTGTGTGTACCTTTAGTTTCTTTGATTAACGCTCTAACTTTAGTAAGCATTGTACGTGCAGTATTTTCTTTCAATGCAGAAACATTTACTTTTGATTCAAAGTGTGCATTCATCACGCGATTAATAAATTTAGCGTCTGTCTTTTGTTGTATATCAGTTAACTTCATTGTTTAATTCCCTTTGTTGGAAGTATTTAGCCATGTTGACAACATCATTGATTTGTTCTTTAATCACCTTTGTGTCATCAATGTATATTTCAACTCTGGCTAAAGCTGTGAATCTCTTTAATTGGTCTGCTGAGTTAGTCAAAATATTTTTTGCTACCTCAATATCAAATATCTTTGACTGTAATCTACCGTCTAATCTTTCTAATAAGCCAGCATCCTCATAACGAAAGTATTTTTGAAATATACAATAGCTAAGAGCATTGCGTGATGAAAGAAAAGATGCAACTTCATTTCCATTACGGTGGACAGCAAAACCATATTCATCTTTAATTATTCTAAACTCTCCAAATACTTCGTATGTGTTTTGTTTTTTTACAATTATATTTTTAGATACTGATGCAAGACTCTGCTTGGCAAGACTGTTAAATTTATCAAATGTTAAAGTTGCCATAGTCACGATTATACAGCAGTAAAGATGTAAGGTAACATATAGTTTGCCGCCATCCATCCTACTAATACTATTAGCGAACCGATTATGGTTACACTATATTTGATTAATTGTTTTTGTCGTGAATTATTGTTATGTGTAATCATTTCTTTGATTTCATTAACAACTAGTTCTAGTGAACTAACTTTTCTCTCAACGTTGTCGAGTTTATCTTCCAATGCGTTATACCTCTCTGCACACAATTCCACGTGAGCTTCTAGGTTTTCTTTTTCAATTTTTACAGCACTCATTTTATAAATTCCATCAATAGGTTTCTATCACTGAATCTAGTGGGTTGGTAATGAGCCTTAATGTGCCTAGTCTTTGTGTTCGTTCTGTGATGCTTTGCGTTTATTTATCATCGTTACTGGTTTTGGTGTAGGAAAAAGGTATTACACTTTTCACCTATCGTATTGATTGTATTAGTTATTTTAGCATTTTCGTCCATACCAATTATGATAGGACAACCATTAAAATCAGACATTAACGCTCCTAATTGTCCACTTGTATTATCAAATACTTTTTCTTGCTCACTTTCAAATGCAAACATCCACACATTGTATTTGAATCCCAGGTCCTGAAGATAAGTTTTGCCAAAGGGTAGTGTAGTAATATCTCTATTAGTCAACATTGTTGGAGCTATTATAACTGTAGGCTGACCACGCATACTTATTAATTGCAAAAATGTTTCGTAATTACGTTGCTGATTACGTAATTTTATACTTGGACTATTACTAGGCATACGAGTAACTCCTGTATTAGTAATATCTGCCAATGTCCAACAGACTATCATTCGTCTACTAACTTTGTAATTGTGATTAGTTTCCCAAGAAGTTCTTTTACTGCTGGATGTTTATTAGCTAGGTCATCCCAGTCTTTTCTGTATATCCACATAAAGTCATTATAGATAGTTAATGGCTTGTCGGGTGTTATTTCTTCTCGCTGGAAATGCTTGTCACCGAACTTACGCCTAAATACAGTCTCACCACGATCAGGACTTTCGTATATCCAGTCTTCTTGTTTTGGATTCATAATGATATTTAAGCCAATAAAAAACCCCACTTAAAAAAGCAGGGTTTTTCAAAAGTATTATACTTAAACTGCTATGTATAAAGGCTTTAGTGTTACTGTAACGTTAGCACAGTTAATTGAGTCTACTGTACCTAATGCATCAAATGCTGTGTCAAGTGCCGCTTTTACAACTATATCGCCGCCAATTCCTTCAACTGCAAATGTTTGTTCAGTACTTGAGTTACCTAAAGCACCAACTGCAATAACTGTTGCAATATCGCCGATTGTTCTATGAACAGCCGCTTGTGTTGATTCAGGTCCTGTTTTACCACTTACGTCAGATGGATATGTAACTGTGAAAAATTGTAAGTTTCCGTTAAATTCCACGTCATATTCTGTTGTTACTGGATGTGTTCTTGTTACTGTTGCCATTTTGTATTTCTCCTAATAAATGGGAATTTGTTTCTTCCCTGCACTTATTTAGCTCAAAATACCAAAATTATTTAACCTGGGTGATAGCGGTAACTAGTTGATATAGCTAGTTTTAGCCAATAAAAACCCCACTTAAAAAGCAGGGTTTCTAAATTCTTACTGTATTATTTAAACTACTGCCGCTGTTAAGATACCTAATAGTGTAAGTGTAGCTGTTGCATTACTTAGATCAACTGAGTCAACTGTGCCTAATGCACGAATTGCTGTTTGCAATGTTGACGCAACCACGTTGTCACCACTAATTGCTTCAACAGCAAATGTTTGTTGTGAGTTTGTGTCTAACATTGGTCCAACTGCTACGATTGTTGCTGTTGCCGCAACTGCTTTAAGTACAGCCGCTTGTGCACCTTCAGGGCCTGTTGAAGCCGCTGTTGCTACATAATCTACTGTTAAAAATTGTAGGTTACCTACTGATTCAGTATTGTTCTTTGTTGCTACTGGATGTGTTCTTGTTAATAATGCCATTTTGTATTTCTCCTAAGTATGTGGGAATTTGTTTCTTCCCTGCACTTATTTAGTTAAATTTACTAAACTTATTTGTCTAGTTTAGTGCCGGTAACCTGTTGATATAGGTTGTGTAAGTCAGAATTAACTATTCTTCTTGACATTTGTAGTAAACGTTTTTGCATCCATTTACGATCAGATGGAGTAGACTTTGTAGTATCTTGTACCATTCTACGCATACGCATTTGATCACCATCAAGGGCTGGAAACTTACGTTGAAGTATTAACATTAGCTGTGCAAAATCATTTGAATCTAGTTCACCTTGCGCCATAGATCTAAATACTCTTTTAATACGCATTTCAGGTACAGTTACTTCCCAATTATTAAATAACTTGTCGGCATACTTGTGTTGTTCAATTATCATAACTAACATGTTATATAAATCTGGCATTGATGCCCTAAAGCCATTGAAGTTAAGATTGTTTACTATCTCTTTTGCATACTTCACTGCTTTTGGTTTATCTAAATCGTATAATGATCGTAGCATTAATAAATGTGTAAACGTCTGGCTGGCAAGGTCGCTAACATTCTTACCTGTAAGTTGTCCTAACCTACGGTACATTCTTGATTCTATAATGTCTTTAATAAATTCCATTATTGTGAGTTCTTTGCAAAGTTTGATTTTGAAAATCTTAATCTATCTACAAGTTTGATACCACTAGTAACATATCCTTCATGTCCTGGTTCTCCATCAATACTTGCTTCTATGCCCGAATTGGCTCCATCTAACTGTCTAACAATTCTAGTCTTAATTGCACCTATCATTCTAAACAAAGTAAACACTAGTTCTAATGCACGTTCGTTTTCAGATAAGAATTTAGTTAGCCTTTCTAATTTTTGTGGTGTTACTTTAGTTGTTGCAAATTCTAAAAAGCCCTGTGCCATATTACTAAAGTTACCCTGGCGAACTTTTTCATTACCATATTGTTTCATTAATGCAGGTAAGTTAGCAAGTTGAAATTCACGCAGGCTTGCAGGATTAAACAATACATCAATCTTACCTGAGTTCTTTCTTATTGTTGATTCAAGTTCATTTAGTTGTGCTTCTGGTACGTCAACTGATGGTGTCTGAGACATTTTAGGACCTAATATTAATACTCGACCTTGTCCTAATTGTGCAATATCACTAAACGGTACTCCTGGGTCCTCTGGATTTTTCTTAAAGGTATGAACTGCTAAGGCCGCTACGCTATCGTCAATTTGTTGTCCTAGGTCTGTATCTTTATCTATTGCATAAGAAACTGTATTTGGTGTAAAGGTATACTTACCGTTGCTCTCATTGGGCTTGCCTACATATAGTAAGTCTCCCATTAGATAACCTTTCATTCCCTCAGGTGTCTGTGCCTCTAGTGCTGGCCATATAGTCTTGTACATATTAACAAGGTCACCTCGTTCACCACCACGTTGTTGCATTATCTTTTCTAATTGAGCTGGTGATGTTGCTAGTCCATTATAGCCTTTAGCTGTGAATCCACTTTTATCTGTTAGTACAAACTGTCCTTGTGTGTTCCGGCCAAATATTATTGCAGGTCTTCCGTCCCATTTAATTGTTATGTTCTCAGCCTGAGCAGGTAACGATCTCAATGTAGCTATAGCATTAAGTGCTCCTTGACTTGCTCTATCAAATATCATATCCTCAGGATGTTCTATACGGGCACCTTCTATGATAACTTGCATACCTTGTGACACAATGCGATCTCTTAGGCGTGCCATAAAATTTGCATCATTACTATCTTCTAAAACTAGGCCGTCTCTAGCAAACGATTCTTTAGCATCTGCTACTAATGTTTCATACTCTGGATCTTGTTTAGCTTTAGCTATAATTGTTTCAACTGAGCCTATGTCTTTTCGTGTTCCACCAATTAATATCTTTGCAATCTCATCTGGATCAACTGATAACACTTTGTTGCTATCTCTAATTATAAGTCCGTATTTGTAACTCCACTTGAGCCCTCTTGCTTTAGCAATACTTGCTAATAGTATGTGCCTATGCACACCTTTAAATTCACTATTGCCGACAACATTTAAACTAAACTTTTGCCAGACTGGATTACCAAACATAAAGTCTGTTTGTACATAACCGTTCTTGGGATCACCGTTTATAGGTGCTTTGTAATGAACACTGTCGCCCGACTTAGCGATATCTTTATCGTCGATACCCTTTGCCTTCAATGACTGTATTAATTGGTCTTTTGTTATTTTTACAACGTCAACTGCTAGATCTAAGTCTCCACTGGTTGCAGTGTTTCCTGTACTACCTAACATATTATCTAATAGAGACAGTCCAGTAAGTTTTTCTAACTGTTGTACTGTTGGTTTGACATCCGCAAGGTTAATCCTTTGTGTTAAAGGCTGGCCGTTGGCATCTTTGAATACGTTGCCGCCTTCAAGTATTATCATGTTATAATGCCCTTGTTTTGGCCCCACTCAGCTCTAAATTTATTATATAATTCTAGTTGTTCTTTATCCCTTAAAT